ACCAACGTGGATGCTTACACGCTTATCCCATTGCATCTGCTTAAACTCATCACTATTGAGCGTAACACTATCATCACTATCAACTGATAGTATCATAACCCAATTAAGTACGGCGTTATCAACTACCGACTTGTACGCCTTGTACATTTTAGCGGGTCGGGAACGGCTTGTTAGCTTGTAAAGTATTACCATTCTGAACGGGGTTTAAATACGAATTTAGGCGCATCATGATGGTTGAATATAGCATACCTCATTGCATCCATTCCGTCATCATTCGCCTTAACTGGTTCTTCAATGATATTATCCTCTTTATCTTTCTTCCACTTGTAGGACTGTATCTCACGAATAAGATTAGTGCTATTGTGTGTCAAAGATAGGGGAAACGACTTAACTTTCACAATACCCGCCCAAACATCCTTTGAAGCTGCTTTAACACCCCTAAACCCACTACGGTATATTTCCTCTATTGATTTAGGTTCGGCGGCATCTGCCCATATTGTTGCATTGCCGATGTTCAATGTCTGCATCTTGCGTACTAATTCAGTTAGTGTTAGATTTGACTGATAAATCAATTCTTCAACATAGTGCGCTCCCTCGTAGTATTCAACCCTTACCAATGCGGCGGGGTGATTATATCCAAAGTCTAAGCCGTAAAACTGTTCGCCCTTACCAGGTAGTTGCGTAATAGTATTCCATTTTGTGTATATAAGTTCCTTTGCTGCCCCTCTTTGCCCTAGACCGTACACTTTCCACATAAAGTCGTCAGGTAGGTCTTTAAACGCCTCTATTGCGTTTATTTGGCTATCCGTTAGGTTTGTGCGGTTGTTTAGGTAGGTGGAATGTATTCGCTTGTTCTTAGGGTTATCGGCTACGGTATAAACCCATGACACGAAGTCGGCGGGGTTCCAGTCAAGGAATATCTGCCCCGTTGTACGCATTGCTAATTGGTCAAACAATGCTTTTGTAAGTAGGTTGGCCTCGTTTATGAAAAGTATATCACGCCCTGGTCCACGTGCTTTCCCTTCATCTTCAAGACCGAACAGTTCAATATAACTGCCATTCTTGAATGTGTAAATGAAATCGGAGTAGCTGAAGTTATTATCATCCCATAATTCCAATTCGGTCATAATAACCTTGAAATCACGATATATACCCCGCTTTACGTGGGGTAATGAATGAGATACGCAAGATATACGCTTGTTAGGTTCGTTTACGGCTATCTGAACCAATAGCTGCATAACGGAGTATGATTTGCTTGAACGTGATCCGCCCTCATTGCAGATTATCGGCCAACCTTCGTTGTACGCTTTAAAGTTAGCATCGTAAACGGGTGTTACCTTAAGACTCTTTGATTGGCTCATTGCCTCCATCTATTACATAGTTTATCTGTATAGGCACTAATGCCCCAGAATGTTCAATCTTTTGGTTTGCTTTGCCGTATGCTCTATCCAATAGTAATTCTGCCGCTCTAACATCTCCTTTGGTAGCTTTTGCCCGTAATGCCATAAGTATTGCTTTAGCTGCGCTTATGCCGTCTTTATCCTCGGCTAATACTTCTGCAAGTAGTTGCTTTAGTTCAGGTATGTCCTTTGATCTACCCTTTGGGTTTCCGCTTTGCCCCTTTACAAAAGGCTTTGCCCCTGGTGGTGTAACTCCTTTTTTAAATGGCATTTCCGTTCTTTTTAATTGTTATACTTGGATCTAACTTTCTCATGCGGTCAATAATTACTTGGCAATATTTAGGGTCAAGTTCCATGCCAAAGCATTTGCGGTTAAGTTGGTGGGCTGCTACCATTGTAGTACCTGAACCCAAAAATATATCCACAATTATATTAGCATCTTTACAAAATTCATTAATCATTCTACTAATCAATTTAGATGGCTTCATTGATGGATGTTGTCTATTTCTTGCCTCGTTAGGATCATCTTTACTTAAAAATCCAAACCACTCAAAATCTAACACAAATCTTTTATGTTTATTTAAAGACCAACATAATTCAAAACAATTGCCTATACCTCTTTGTTGTGCTTCGCTACTTCTTTTATTCCAAACAAGCCAACTTCCATCTTTGCCATAATTAGGCAATAAATCAACAAAATAATCTGCTCCCCATACAAATATTTCTTTTGTTTTAGGGAATGAAGCAAATATTGTATTTATTAATTCAGGTGTAAAATCTTCATTATCACCTATAATTTTATCATACTTGTTACCTGTCTTATTACCTTTAAAACCAATAGAATTTTCACTTCCTTTAATTTTTGAATAATCAGTATCTAAAAACATTCCATAAGGCGGGTCGGTAAACACCATATCAGCCTTTTGCCCATCCATTAACCTTGCAACCGCATCACTATCCGTACTATCCCCACAAAGCAACCTATGCTCTCCAATTTCAAACAAATCGCCTAATACTATATCCGTTTCAATTTGATCGGGTATTTCATAATCATCCTCCTCTGCTTCGGCTTCTACCTTAAACTCCTTTGGTATATCCAACCCCCAATCTTCTAACTTCTGCACATCCCAATCGGATTGCAACTCATCCCAATTCCATTCTCCAAATCCTACGTTATCCTTAATTAAGAACTGCGCCTTTTGTTCTTCTGTCCAATCGTCTGCTATTATTACTGGCAATTCCTTTAACCCTATTTCTTTTGCCGCTTTAAGGCGCATGTTGCCGCCTAATACAACAAGTTTACCATCTGTATCGGTAAAGCAAACCAACGGCCGCTTTTCAAGCATTTCAGGAAAGTCCTTTAACGATTGAACCAACTTAGTAAACTTATCGTCTTTTATTACCCTTGGGTTTTTCGGGTTGCTTTTTATTTCTGCAATGTTTCTGTTCATATAGTCCAAAGTTAAGCCAAATTATCAAATCGGCAAAGGGTAAAATACCGGTTTGGTAATAGGTAATAGGTAATACTCTGTATAAAGTATAGGTATATATATATTATCTAGTATTATTATGGTTTTTACTATTACCTTATTACCTTGCGTTTAATCGTTTGATTATTAATTAGTTAAGAGGTAATAAAATGGTAATAGCTTATTACCAAAAAAGGCATAAAAAAACGCTTTGGTTATTACCAAAACGCTTTCTTTATTACTAAACTTTCTTATAATGCTTATCATCAGCTTTAATAATATACTTACCCTTATACTTTTGCCTAAATGTTATTAGGAAGTATTTATTAGAGCATTTCAACTGTACGCATATATCAGCCGCATCCTTAGCGGTAAACTTATCCGGCAATGCATTAAATAGTTCCAACTGCTTACCCTCAAGGTCTGTTTGAGTGCTATTGTTTATTTCAGTTAGCAATTGTACGGCTTGATTCTTAAAGTAATAAAATACCTTTTCGGCGTTTTGTACATCAACCACATCAATAACCGGTGCTTTATGGTTTCTAATAATTGAGCATATTAATGTGATTCGGCTATAATAAGCAAACATTTTACCTAAATAACCAATTAACAGTTCGCTAACATCTCCCTCCCTTCTATTCTTAATTATTACATTGCTTTCTGCTGTTATCCGGTTTCTTATTGTATTAAATAATACTTTTGCTTCGTCTGTGAATTTTACCCATCTTGGATTACCTTCTACATAATAAACCCCAATACTAAACAAATGCTCTATCAATGACTGCCAGTAAACGCAAACCCTACTTTTTTGGCTAAAGACATCTCTATTCTCATTTAGTTCTACATAATCGGATGATACAAATAAAAACCTATTGAGTAAGCCGGATTCAACTGCTTGTTTATTAAACATCTCGTTTATTCGCTTTGACTGCATACCGGTTAAAACGCTAATAGCCGGATTAGTTACCCTAGTCTCTAATGTTGGGTCTTTGCGAAGATCATCTATTGTCTTACCGTTCCAAACATTATTCCAAAAGTCTACCGAATTATTATCCTTAGCGTATGAACCGCCCTGGTATAACTTCTTACCCTCGTCAAAGTAAACCCCGAAACCGGCGTGGTTGGTAGATGCGTATTTGGTAATGGCTTCCAATGTTGCTCCGGATGCAGAACGAATAATACGAACCGGTCTTGGTTCTGTATAAACGGTATTGTTCGCTTTGGCTCTCATTCTTTCTACTTCCCAATCTTTCTCTTTGGTAATATATTCCTTATACAACCTATCCGCTAAAGGCTCTATAATATCCCCGAATACTAAATCGTATGCCTTTGTCTTGCCGATTGAAGAAGGGCCAACCATCATACAGTATAGTATAGATTTCATTTCCCCATTTAATTCAGTTGTGTGCATATTGCCTGACAATGATGCAACCGCCCATAAAGCAGATAAGGCAATATAATCAACCGGCAAAGAATATTCTTTAGCAAGGTCTTGAAAAGATTGCGCTACAATAGGTTCAAAGATCTCTAAAGGGAATGAATTGTTTTGCTTTTGTAATTTTAAATCAATAATCATGTTACCAGTTTAAAGGGAATGAATAATCTTTGTCTACCCATACTCTTTGCCCATTGCAAGAATCAAGTAAACAATTTGGTTTAATAATATCTTTTATTTCTTGTATCGTAAATCTGTTTGGGGCATCTAAGATAGTCCAAGTATAGTTAGGAGCGGCAATGTGCATAAAAAAAGCCAATAACTTACTATCAACAGTATAAGTTCCATCAGTACCGGCGTATGTATCTTTACCATAATCATCTATATGATGCTTTAATAATTCCTTTTTTACATACTTTAACAACCATTTAAGAATCTTAAAAGAGTACTCCGGCTTAGGTAGTTGTTTTGTAGCGTGTTGAGCCTTGTATGAACGGTAAACTAAAGTTACCGGCTTTATTAAATCGGATTGCGTAATATGTGTTTTGTTGGCAAATTCATTTATAACAAAACTTTTGCAAATATCTTCTTTCATCCCTACCAAATTACAATAAGCCGCTACCCTTAAAAGATAATGATGCTTATACCCATCTTGAAACTTACCCCATTCGTTAGCGTTTTCAATAGCGTGTTTAAATGTCCGGATGCTATTTACATTATTTGATGGCTTGAATTGTATCTTAGGTTCTTCGTCTTGGTATTTATCATTTGGTAATGCTAATTCTGTTTCTTCATAAGACCTAATCTTTGCATCCGGATCATAACTGCTAAATCTAACCCTTACATAGTCCTTACATTGAACATCAATAATAATGTTTAAGTAAGCTAATTCGTGCATAATTGTATTAAACACTTGCATATGGTGAGCCGGTAATATCTTGAATATAACAGCTAAACCGTTTCCGGATGCGCTAATAAATGCAGCTACTATTGATTTTCCATTATTAAATAAATCATCCCTTAGCTTTCCCCAGTCCTCAATATGCGGGTTATTATGCCCGTCTATATCAATACACAACAAGCCGGTATGAGATACTATGTTTTCAGTCTTACGCCAATCTTTGCAAATACTACTAACGGTAAAGCATGGTAATTGAGCGGCTTTAAATGTCCGCTTATATTCTTGGTCGGTTATTGACCTAAGCTTAGTAATAACTTCTAAATGTGTACCGTCTTTTATTTGCTGTATTTCTTCCTCTAATGTAGAATTGTAAGGTATGCAACCGGCTGTGCATTTACCTTCTTTATTAGTGTATGGTAAGTATGCGCTTATTTGCATTTGTTGTACTTTTCAATATTAAAAAAAGTAGGGTTTAACGAATCCCAAACTATGTATGTATTAGCAACTAATCTAAATCTACCAATACCATTATAATCATAAAACTTTTGTAACTCTCCAAAACCATGCGCTTTAAATAAATAAGAATTTACGTTATTATGCGCTCCGGCACTATATGGCTTTTCTACATTGTGTTTTGCTACTCTTTCTCCTTCATCTAAATACCATCCGCTTATTTGAGGTGCAATAAAAACTAAAGGGGTTTGGTTCATAAATATAAGCCTTGTATATTCTGATGCTTGTAAGCACCAATCGGCTATATTAGTTCCACGTTTTACACTAGTTTTCTTTAATTCAATACCGATAGGATATTGCTTGTTTGTATCAGAATAGTGGTACATTAATAAATCAATCCGGCGTTTACCGCAAGATGATGTAACCTCTGATGAGATAAAAAAGTAATTAGCAAAATATTTGATTAATCTACCTTGTAGTTCTCTTTCAGGTAATGCTTCAAAATTAAATCTGTCTTGTAGTGCCATATATTAAAGAAGCCCCAACGATTGCGGCGAAGGGGCTTTGTCTAAATGTGGGGTTTAGACAATAGTTTCATAAATAATCCGCAATACTATTTATGAAACGAGTATAAGCAAATATACTACAAACTCATTACATAATCAAACAACATAAAAAATTCTTCAGGGTTATGTACAATGCCGTAAATCGCACCGCTTTTCTTTATTGTTGCCTCGTAATCTTTTTGATCTTGTGACTGCTTATCTTTTATTTTTATCTCAATATAAACGGGAATAGGGAATTGATGTTTAGGGTTGTTTATATGCCCTTTTAAATCGCTTGAACCTTTTGCTCCCGTTCCTTTACGCCATTCTATACCTCCGTCTAAATGCTCTAGTTTTCCGCTAAATATATTAAACTTAGGTATTTTCTTTTTAACTGGAACTCCCATATTGTTGGTGCGTTCTAAGTGATGCCCTAGCCAATTACAGTAGTTGGTGCAAAATGTTTGCATCCCGTTAGCTGTTTTAGTCTTAGGTATAATATTTTAGTAAGGTACTTACGCCCTATCTTATCCGCCCTTACACGCCGTTGGATAACGCCGTTCTCGTAAAGTTCTATGTGTACTAGGTGTTGCATATTAGAATAGTTGTGTTTTGTCTGTTAAATATAAGCTATTTAATATTTCTTTACATAATTCTTTTGGTATGATTGATCTATCATAGCTTCCTTTTCTTCCTTGAGTTCCAGTTTTACTACCTCTCGGTGCAGCTTCATGATGGCATTTTTTATTACCGTTAAAGCATTGCGGTTTTGGTTGCCATGTTAATGAGTTAGTCCATATATCAGTAGGCTTTGCTCTATTATCCCCGTATCTGCAATACCAAACTGTATGTCGTTTAAATTCTTGCATAAATGGCATTTTGCGAAGCATCCCTCTGGGGTTTTCAATAAAGAATACTAATTCAGGATTAATCAATAACCATTTCTTTATTAAAGATATAAAATGCTTATTTACATTATCGCACTTACGAGCGTATGCCGTCTTAGGTTCAGTTTTGTTTCTATGATGACTTATAGCTGCAATAGTGTAAGTAGTGCAATCGGGAGAAGCCCATACCATATCAGGAATAAATGGAATATGATTAAGCGTTAATTCTTCAATATCAACTGTTAAATCAATACCGTTAAATATTGCCCAATCAACACTAAAAACATTCATTCCTAATGATTCAGCTTCTTTGCCTATACTTCTTGATCCTGCAAATAACTCTAGTACGTTCATATCTCCGTGTCTTTAACGATTTGTAATGCTTTGTCGTACTTTGCCCGATAATATTCGCACGTTTGATATAGTGCTTTATGTTGTTTATAGTTGTGTATTACGGTTTGATGACTTTTCTTTAACATCATCTTGTATAATCTTTCGCAAGATATATCTGTATTTTCTCTCATTATCGCAATCAATGCGTGTGATGCGTTACCATGTTCTTGTGAACGTCTTTGCCCCTCCGCTATCGGTTCAGCGTTAAACGATTGCCTTACCGCATCCGCAGCAACTGTGAACAACGGGTCGTAGGTGTTGTAGCCCAGATGGATGGAGCGTGATAATTCCACGAACTGCGCTTTGATAAAAATATATTCTTCTTCTATTGTCCGCATCTTACCAGGTTTTCAAGGTTCTCAATAACACTTCCCTCAACATTAAGATACTGATGCTTACGACAAGGGTTTGAAGCGCAGATATAAGGTCTTTGCGGCATTTCGGTAGCTTTCATAAAATCTTCTTCAGGTATCTCTACACCTTTGTATAAACGATAACCCTTTCTATTTTTGTGAATATAAGTAGTGTATATTCGTAGGTGTCTTCTTAATATAAATTCGCTGTAATTCATGTTAATTTGTTTTAAACACCCCTACCAAATGATAGAGGTGTTGGGGTTAGTTACTTAAGGAAGTCGGGTAAATCGTCTACTTCAGGCGCAGCGGGTATGTTGTCTTTCTTCGGTGCAAGTGTTACTTTGCCATCCGTCCAGAAAACTTGTCCATTTCCGTAATAAACTTTAGGAACTTTTGCAGCCCTATCTTCTTTGCTTTGAGGTTTAAATACGGATACGTTTTGTCTGTAATCATTTGCTTCATCGTTTACAGAAACGGTAACTTCAAAACCCTTGTCTGCTGCATTGAGCATCTCTTGTAGTTTTGATTTGGTAAAATAAAGGCTTAATAGTGTAGCCATAATTGAATCACGAGTTACGTTCTCGCAACGTTTAGATGTTATTCACTACCTCACGCATAATGAGGTGGAAATTCGGTTTCGGTGTTCTCATTACTTCCCCCACATCGTACTTGCTTGTATCAATGGTAGGGATTTCTATTTCTTTAAGTGCGCTAAGTAACACACGCCTTACATCGTCTCTCAATGGTTCGCCAAAGATACGTTTAACGTGCCAAATCTCACGCTCTAAAGCTACACGATATTCGTGCGCTTGATTGTGGTAAAGGTCGGTTAGGCTAATAGTATTCTGCATTGCGTATAGATTTTTGATATTCCGCTTCCCTTTCATTATGCTGCTGCCTTTCTTCAGGTGTCATTTCATCCAACCATGCGTTAAGGTACTTACGAGCATCTTTACCCTCTCTACGTTTAACCCATGTGGGGATAATGCCGTTTGATCGGGTTGGATAGTTTTCGGCTTCGTGTTGCTCTATGTCGTGGTCGTTACTTGGTAGTTTCATTGGTAGCGGTTTTAACAACTTTAAATGATTCGCCTTTAGTTTTACAAGCCTCTACCACTTCGGCGATAGCACGAATGTGAGCGGGTAGTTTATTCCATACGGCGGTAACATCGGTGATTGATTTGCATACGTTGAAATCACGAATGGCTTTGCTTTTAGCTTCCTCCAATGCCTTACGTTCTTCTTCCTTACGTTCAGGGTTGTCTATATCATCTTCGTCTGTGGCAATATGGAAGTACTTTAGTAGGAAGTAGCGTTCAGCGTAAGTCAAAGCAGAACCAACACCCTTATCCCAATCGTTTTGACCGTTAGCCCCAAATAGGTTTTCGTCTTTCTCCCCAGTTTCGCAGTCAATCCATGTAAACTTCTGCATAACCTTAGATAATACTTCGGACTTGTTCGGGTTGCTTTTGGTAGCGTAATCCATGCGGGTGTTTTCAATGGATAACACTTCTTGCTTTAGGATAATGCCATGCTTATTCATTAACGGCTTTATAAACTCTAATACTTTAGTGCCCGTAACGTATTGGTAGTTGTTTCCGTTCTTATCCTTAGCTAGTCCGATGACTTGCGTTTGGATAATGTGTAATTTTTGGTAAAGGTTCATGTTGTTTTTGTTTTAGTTCTTTGAAATTGTTTTAATGGTTGGTTAAATAATTTATCGTAATCCCAATTATTTTTAATTCGCTTTTTAATTGTGTTTGCTCTAATTCCAGTTATTTCGGTTATTTCTGCCATTGTTATAAAACCCCAAGGAGTTTGCAATTTATTGTTTTTTCTCATGTTTCTAGCTTGTTCTTTTCTAGATGCCCATTTGCAATTATCTTTTGAATAACCTTTATTGTTATCAATCCTATCCAAAGAAGTGCCAATAGGTCTTTCGCCCATATCATTGAAAAAGTTAAGAAAAGACTCTTTCCAAGAATCACAAACAGTGATTCCCCTACCGCCGTAATTATGATAGTCCGTATATTTTACGTTGTAGCATCTTTGGATCATGCACCCCCATGAATTATATGTAGGCGTTTGCCACATCCCATGTTTTTTATTATGATTTGTTTTGTTCATGATGCAAACATAAGTTAAAAGATATAAACCAACAAAAATTATTTTTGCAACATATTTGCAAAGAATTATTTTGTAATATGGTTTATAAGTTTCAATATTGCAAGTATGGAAAAAATGACTATAAAACAATATGCGGTATGGAGAGGGATTTCCGTACAAGCAGCCCATAAGCGGATAAAGTCCGTTAAAAATTACCCTGAAATTAGAGGGGTTGAAAAAATTACAGATAAATTTTTTATGCTGAAAGTTAATAAGGATAAGGCTTTACAAGAATTTGCAACAAAGTAACAAAAATAAATTAGGTTTATATCTTTAAACTCCCTTATCTTTGATTTATCAAAAACGAAAAACACATGACAACGATTAACGAATTAAAAGCATCAACCACGGAACTAGAATTTGAAATGTTATCAAAAATTGTAGGCTATTATACTTTTGATGATAATATTTGCTACGCTGAATCTTTAACCGCTTCTGAAAAAGGTATTGTTGGAAGTTTAGTTAAAAAACGGTTGGTTTATGATTCCTTTATTTCAGAAACCGCAAAGGGATATAAAAGCAATTTTTTTCCAGCAGATGAAGTGTTAGATGTTTACGGTTTAGAGCATTACTAATTTTTTTAACATTATAACCGCCTCGCTATCGCAAGTAGCGGGGCATTTTAGGCAAAACTATTAAACATGAAACACCAACAAATCACCAACCTCCTAGAACTGCACAAATCAGCAGTTTACACGCTTAACCAAATCAACGCAATCAAAGCAGACATTGCCCACACGCAAGACCGATTAGTACTTAACAGTAAAGACCCTTTGCAAACTACACGCACTAGGGCATACCACGAAGATCAGTTAAACGACTTGTTAGCTCAACAGCGTAAGCTGCAGGATATGCACGTTGAAAAGTATGCACACATAGCGCAGCAATTGGCTGAACCGTTTGTGCCAAAGGAATCTTATTTAGTAACTACGTTTGAAATGGTTGAAGTATGTCAGTAACCGAACAAGCCATCTGGCTATTGCTTGAGAAAGCGAAGCCTAGAAAAGTGATACCGCCTAAAGTATTTGTAACTCCTAAACCTTAACCAATGATATACGTACTAATAATAATTTACATCGTATGCCTCCGCCTTGCATACCTATCCGTTAACCGAATGAATAAAAATGAAGAGTTATGAAAGTAATGTGTATAGATGATAAATTTACCATTATAAAGAATCATCCTAAATATGGCGAAGTAGTAACTGCTAAGCAATCCCCGATTGTTGCAGATGCTTATATTTTAGCTGAATATATGGAAGACCCAAATGGCATTAGTAATCATTTTCGTAAAAGACGATTCATCCCCCTTTCCGACATTGACGAAACAGAATTAGTTAAAGAGCGTTAATTAGTAACCCAATAAACATTTAATTTATGAAATGGATTTCAGTAAAAGAACGATTACCTGAAAGCGGGGAATATTTAAAAGTAATAACCTTAACAGAATTTGGTGAGGGCATTGAATATTGGAAGTCATCTTATTGGGAATCCGATAACCATCCTAATCCTCTTTGCTATCCTTTGCCACTTGATTATTCGTGGTGAGGATAGTGGGGATGCTGACTAGCACACGCCTACCCTAATCGGTAGGCTTTTTTATTCCTCATCATCCTCAAACTCCACTTCATACAAGTCTTTAATACAACTATCAATAAGCCTTAAACTACGCTTCATTATGCGCTTAACCATAGCTTGTTCGCTTTTGCTCATCATTGCGGTATCAAGATCAACCACGCTGCTAATGGCGTAGAATGAACACGCTATTAACTCGCTTTGCGAAGTCGTTTCAAAGTAGGCTTCTTCGCTTTGTTCTTGTTCATCGTTTGGTACTATTGGCGTTTCCATATATTAAGGCTCTAAGTTGTTGGTATAGTATTGCTAACTCCGCTTCTTTCTTCGCTATCTCCGCTTTCAGTTCTTCTTTGTTCATAGGTTTCAATCGTTTTCGCTAAGTACATACATAAGTCTAATGCTTCCTCGTAAGCGTGTTTAATCGTTTCTAATTCGCTAAATGGCTTATCTAATGTCCCGCCGTACTTGTTAAGTCCTTTCTGCTCCTGGCGTTGCAGGTCGGCGTAAACTTTGTTTAGAATATTGCTATCTTCCTTAACTACTCCGCCGTAATAACTTATCTTTCTCATATTATACTGTTAAAATTGCTGCAACAAGTGTAGTCGGTTTCAGTCCTACATCCACCCCTTTAACCGTTCGCATCTTGCAGCCCAATCTACTAGGTCGTTTGTTCGGGGCGTTCTCTTTTTGAATTAACTTGGGTTATCTAAGTTACTAAAATATCTCCGTCAATCTTGCTATCTGTCCGTTATCCTTATGGTGTACAAATGCCTCTATTGCTTTCGGTGCGTGTTGATAGCCATTTCTATGATGCCAACTATCCGTACCACTTGCACTCCTAAAACTTTCCACGTTAACGCTCATTATATCCTTACTACTCTTATGGTGAATATGGTTGGTATAAACGTACCTATGTTTGCAAATACTCCATTCTGGTGCTTCGTGAGCCATTAATAAAGGTAAGTCTTGAAACTTTGCACCATCGCCATGCGTGTATCCCATTAAGTTATTACCGTAAACTACATACTTGCGATGCGCTGGGCTAACATCAAATGTAATTCCTTTATGATTCCTAAACCACGCTTGAACAGATTGAGCCAACATATACCCGCTTACGTAGTCATGGTTAGATGGGTTGTAAGTAATATGCAAAGGGGCTATTGTTGCAAGGTGTTCAATCGTTTCAATGTATAGCTTAAAGGCAAAATTAAACGCATCGTACCACATTAAATTACTATCCTGAAATGTACCGCTTGTAGTAGAAGATTTAGCGTTATCGGTATGCAGTATGTCGTTACCTATAACCGTTACTATTTTGTTAATGCCAAACATTTTAGCTTTATCGGTTAAAGAGTGTACGCCTTGCAATACCCTTTGCCTTGCTATTTCGTGATTGTATTCATCCCCCGTTTCGTAAGCTGAACATAGTTTACCAATGTGAATATCGGCGGGGTTAATAACCATCAAATGATCGTGCTTAGTAGATGGCTTAACTGGCTTGTACTTGGGTGCGTAGGCTTTCATTTCGCCAACAATTAAATCGGCAATATCCATTAACGATACTTGCTGATTCTTAACGTGGATTGAGTAGTGTTTGCCTTTGTACCAATAGTTGCCTACGTTATCCGTTGGTATCCCTACCGCTTCGCATTCGGCTTGTAGACCTTTGTGTTTTTGGTTGGGGTCTTGTCGTTCTAAGTTGCCTTTTTCAATCCAATACTTTCTAACTGTTTTTATGTTACCCTTGTTTATACCTAATGCATTTGCAGCATCTTCTAGCGATGCGGTTGGGTGTTTGGTGTAAAACTCTAGAACCCTTTGTCTTGCAGTCATGTATTTTGTTTATTGGTTAGTCGGATTGTTTCCGATTATTACGCTTCATTCTCGCTAATCTTTCCTACTACCGCCGCTGTAAACTTTTGCGGTCTATGGCTTATGTAGTTTGGACGTAAACAATGTACTAAACGGTCTTTATGGATTGGGTCTAAGCCAACTTGGTTTTTTTGATTACCCCCTAATACGCTATAAAAGTTTTCGCTTTCGCTAACATAAAACCCGATATGCCCTCCGCCAGGTCTTTGAAATATCAGCACATCCCCAAACGCTGCATCTTTCTTATCTATAATTTCAGCACCGTTCATCCCTACGTACTTTGCAGCCCTTAAATAATCGTAAGCGTCTTTGGTATTTAGATCAACTCTGCGCCCCGCTTCTTTCATTACATGGGCAAAGAATAGTCCGCACCAAGCTAATTCGTCATTTGTGTAGACTTTGCCTAACCCTAAATCTTTAGCCCATTGTAGAATCATTGCGTTATGCTTTGAGCCTACTATTTCTTTAGTGCCAATAAGACTAAATGCAATCTGCATGTGTCGGGGCATTTGGTAGCCCTTTAGAAAGTTTGGTATCATTTTATCCAAAGTTTAGTATTTATAAAAATCCATTCAGGTTTATCTGTACCGTATGGCCATACTTTAGAAAGTCTATTTAACCCGCAATAAAATTGCTTGTGGGATAGTATTTGATGCATACGTTTTAGATTCAGCTTCATACATCATATTTAAACTCGTTAATAAATAACTTATTAGCCCTACCATTAACGCCTTTATTACAAACCTTACGAAATGCGTAATAACATTTCCACTTACACTTTAACTGCTTCATTCTGCTTATAGCTTCTTGTAAGGTCATATCCAATATTTATAAGTCTTTAACGCTCTACCATACCAACCACGCTCACTTACTTTCTTAAATGCGTTAATGCACTTTATTTGGCAATAGTAGTTCTTTAATTCTATTTCGGTCATTTGGGTATAATTGGGTCGGTTTATGGGTATATCTTATTGGGTAAAACTATAACTTTACTTTAAACTTAATTAGTAAACCTATAACTATACCAAGTACCAAGATTATACCCGCCATCCAAAAAAGCCTATTATTAGCCGTTTTAAGCCCCTTATCTTTCTCTTTAATACTTCCTTTAGCTTGGTTTAATTCATTCGTGTATTTGCCCAAAGAATCAAGCAAACGAGCCATTGCACGATTATCGGGTGCTTTTTGTCGGATGATAGTATCAACCGTTCGGATATTCCGAACAGTTCGGATGCGGATAGTATCGGTTGTAATGGAATCCTTTACTACTCGCAAGGTGTCTGTATGCTCAATGACAATACTATCCCCCTGAATAAAGAATAGTTTCTCCGTAGTATCACGCGGCGTAAGTACATCATAAACAGCCCCTACCTTTGCGATTGCATCGGGGTTAGATAGTACTTTATTAGTAGCCCACTTAATACCACAACCCGCAACTAGTACGGATAAACATATGGTAAAAGCCATTCGGCGATTCGGTAGAACATTACACATAGATTACGAGTGTTATAAGAGTAAGTAGGAAGAACACGCCTAACAATAGGTCGCTTGTTTGTTGTTGTTTCATATAGTTGGTTTTGCTAATTCGGATGCTAACCATACAAGAAAACCGCCTACTGCGAATAAGGCAATGGCTAGTAAAGCATATATGATACCATCTCTTAAATTAGATTTCATAAACCGAATATAAGTAAAATAAATATACCAACAAAAAAACCGCTTGTTAGGCGGCTTTCAGTTTATTTTGGTTGCTCATTCGGCAACTGCGCCATAAGAATAGCCGTTAATGCTCCGACCTTTACCGCCTTAGTGTGTAGTACTTCAAGCCATGACGGCGAAGTAATATCCAGATAAGCGAACAAGTCAGGAAGGAAAGCAACGATAGCAACCGCTCCGCTAATGGTTTGAATCCATTTAAAAAAGGTTGGGTTCTTAGTTGCGAACCTTCGCAGTAATTCTGTTAAAAATGTAGGTACTTTCATATTAGTGTGATTTAAAAAGTTCAATAAATTTATCTACGCAATAGCCAATTATACCCGCCAATGATACTAGAATACCGCCACTCCATTTAACACGACTAATAAACCGTTCGTGCTTAGTGGTTGTATCTTCAACCCGCTTAACACGATGAATTAACCCTCCGTCATTAGTCAAAGGGTTACCAACTAATGCATTGTGTATATCGTCTATCTTCTTTTGGTATTCTAAGTCCATTGGTTACTTTAGTTCTAGGCCTAGTGAAAAAATAATATACTTATCAATTATTGCTAAATTTGGGTACTTGTGCAAAGTAGCCTTGTCAATTGGTACATTCTTATCGTATAGCTTTTTACCGTTACGGTCTAAGATTTCAACGTAAGAATTACAACCTTGTGTTGTATCTCTACTAACTTGGAATAACTGCCATGTAATTTGATACGCTGTGTCTTTGGTTATCCAATTTTGCAGTACTGGTTTAATTAGTACTGTGTTCTTCTGTGCTTGTGTACTTAGTGCGAATAGTATCGCAAGGGTTGTTAGGGTTTGTTTCATAATTAGTTTAGATTACTCGGTATGTAAATTGATAGGTTACTGTTATTCCCCCCCCTGACCCAAAGGCTGGGGCTTTCATTATAAACTTTGCCCTATCGTTTGTATCTTCTGCTATTATAGCCATTGATACACCATCCCCATCCGCTGCATTATAGTATTTGGCTACGCCCCCACAATTTGAACGTATTGCAAAATTGCTTGAAATAGGCAAAGACAATTGAAAATCAGTTAATGTACTATTTGATGTAGTTGTAATAGATACCTCCCCGCTAACCGTTACCACATCGCCAACCCTTGAATATTGAGCAGTGTTTGATGTGCTACTACTTACGTTAGTTCCGTTAGTAATCGTCGGCGTATACGTTCCACTCGTCAAAGTCTGTACACTACCGTCAGCTATAAGGGCTTGGGTTGAAGTGACCCCTGACTTAATTAGTGATGAAGCCGTTACGCTGCTGCTTGCTGTGACTGCGCCTGTGGTATTTATTGTTAATCTTGCTGAACCGTTTGTTTGTAGTTCTATCCCTTGCCAATATGAATTTGGTGCAAATTGTGCAGTAGTCCCACCATACCCAACAATAGGAACTCCACTTGCTTTATAAAACAACGCTTCTACTGCCCCCGTAAACAACCCACTCCCCGCCACCTGCAAAGCATCTGTGCCGTTGTCGGTAGTGGTCTTGATGAGGGTGTTGCCGCCATTAAATGAATGGGATAAAGCATAATATCTTAACGGTATATTAGCTGAGGTTGCATCATTGTATGCATCAAATGACAAAACCCCCGAAACTTCACGAACTGCTAAATTATTATCTGTTCCAGTCCTTACTTTAAATTTTGCAAACGCTTCTATTGTAGAAGTTCCTACAACCAACCCACCGCTTGTCGTACCAAAACTACCCGCCCCACTCATAGACAAACTTGTGCCGTTGAGAGAGCCTGTGAAAGTTCCCGCACCTGCAAATAAAGCACCTGAACCTGTTCCAACTGTTGAACCTAATGTTAAAGAACCTGTTGAATAAGCTAATATTAATTTGTCAGAAATAGCATCATTCCAAACAATATGGTTTGAAGAATTTACTTTGTTCTGCCATTGTATTGCTGTGTTGTTAAGATATAATGAAGGGTCTGTTGCTTTAGTTACTTGAACATAATTGTTGAACACTCCTATTGTTCCATTTAATCCTCCCGTCAACGTTCCCCCACTCAACGGCAAATACAACCCACTCCCAATACTTGATTGCGCTATCTTCCTAAGTTCTCCGTTGTTGCTTACGATTACGCTATCGGATGAACTACCGTTAGCCATGTTTTTTAAGAAAGCTGTACCGTTGCTGCTGCGTATGTTGCCCGAAAAATAGTTATTGGTTATTGATGAGTTACCTATCGTTACGGTGTTTGAGCCGTTTGATATAGCACTATTACCAATAACTATTTGATTAGTTGATGTTGCAGTAGCAGATGCAGTTTGATGTCCTATATAAATAGAACTACTTGACGCTGTATTATTTGAAGTGCCAGCACCGAAATAAACCCCCGCCTCTGCGCCAATAGCAGTGTTTCGCTCACCTGTTAAATTTGTCTGTAATGCATTCGCACCAATAGCAGTGTTTCTATCTGCTGTTGATAGAATTAATGCGCTTGTTCCAATTGCTGTGTTTTGATTATTGCTTACGTTTGAAGCTAAACTATTTGCGCCTATTGCCGTATTTGAAGTGCCTGACGTATTTACATTTAATGAACTTGAACCTACTGCTGTATTAGATGATATACTTCCCGCACCTCTACCAACGGTTAAACTATTCACAACAATATCATTACTAAATGTTTTATTACCCCCTACCGTTTGCGTTCCAAATGTTCTTACCACTTGACTAAACAACGATGTCGTATCACTATACGGGATATACCCACCACTCACCGCAAACAACAACGCCCTCGCCGTTCCCTTGTACTTGGCCATTACTACACTATCCGCTCTCCAATAGATAGCGTTACTATCCGCAGCGTTAAAATATGAATCTAGCTTAGTGCCTACGTATAAGCCGTTGACGAAGCGGGTCTTGGCGCTCGTGGGATTACTTTGCCCGTAAGCGATACCAATTAACCCTACTAATATTATAACTATTCTTTTCATATTATTGACACATTATTATAAATTCTTCACCGTCTACCGTTGGCGTTGCTAATGTCAACACCCCCGTTGATATATTCCACGTTCCACCGTTACCGCTTAACGTACCGATTGGTTGGATGGTTATGCCGCCCCTTGAACCGTATAACAAGTCCAATCCAATTGCACCGCTAAAGGTTAACGATGTTTGACCTTCGGTTGCTGTAAGTTGGAATACTTGTACTATTGATCCGCCCGTAATGATAATGCCTCCTGGCGTTACGGTTGTTCCCGCCAAAGATGGTACTCCAGTACCTTGCAGTTGTATTGAATAGGTACTAAGGTTATCATCCGCTCCAACTGTTGTATGGGATATTAAATAACAAGTTCCCGTAAATATTGACAAACCATTAACACCGCCGTTATCTATGATAAACTTAACTGTTAAAAGCTCCCTATTTATGATTGCACCTAACTGCGAAAGGTAGTTGTATTCTGTATTTAGGATAACAAACCCACTCCCTGAAATAGACCAGCTATTCATATCGGGTTTAAATTCCCTAAAGTTGGCAGAACTTTGGTTAGTAATTTCTTTTAGTTCTAAATTGTTTGTTAAAGTACATTCTGTTGCACAGGCGAATGGAATGGATTCGTAAGTCGTTCCATCGTATTTATATAGTACTACATTACGCCCATTTATTAATTCTGCCATGTTACAAATTTACGTTATTTTATAGACTACCTAACAAGTGGCAACCTCTGTAATAACTCCACTTGCATTAATGCGATATGAGCGTGTTGTGTTGAAGTATGGAATAAAAAACTTATACCATAAAGTACCACCGCTAAAAGGAAGTGTTAAATTTATATCGTTGTAAATAACATCATTAACAACTGGTAAGAATTGAGTAGAATATTTAGTTAATGTATAGGTAGCAAACAGACAAGCAGCCGCCGAACTCAATGCAGCGTTGTTGTGCATTGACAAGGCAATACCCGCCCCTACACCGTTATCAAATACGGTTACTATATTGGCTTCTTGGTAGGTATTATCAATCTGCAAGTATGTACCGTAACATTCATTCCGTTTAGTGTCAAATGTGCTATTTCCTAATAAATACTTATTCCCTTGTACGCTTATCTGCGATGGGTCGCTATCTGTGAATGTAAGTACATCGGATGAGTAGAATGTACCCTCAATGGCTGCATCTATGTTAATGATATTCTGCCTTAACATATTAATGTAGTTTTGAAACATCAACTCCGCAAGGCTGAAATAGTTATCAACCCCGACACGCTCAAACATATACCATCCGTAAAGTTGACCGCCCGTACTATCGGTAATTGCACCATAAAATGCGGGTGTCTGTGCATCGCCCAATAGGTCTGTAGTATCCGTATTATACCCATGCGGGAACGCAATATCTTTGCGGTACGTATCGGTAGCGTTTATTTCAGCCGTCATTAAAACGCTCTTAAACTCGCTTGAATAGGTTATTTGGAAATCTCCTATAATAATAGCCGATTGAGTATTAACGCCGCTACCTTGAATGAATACACCAAAGGATAAAGTTCCGTTTATTGGAGCGCCTGGAATTTCCTCTAAGTTTACAAGCGTGTTGTTTCCTTTGTCGTTTACCTTGTAATAGTCCGTTACTCCAATAGTAAACAATGCCCATTCGTTTGCATCTGTAAGATAGTATGTTGAACCACCACCCGCTATTAATAGTTTTATAATACAGTTAGGAAGCAATGCCCCACCGCCGTCTAAGTTAGCTGTTGTGTTGTATATCCTGAATTGAACCTTTGGCGAATCTCCAACGCTTATAGGCATCGGAGTGCTGCTATCAATCTGCGCTAATGCCCCCGTTGTAACATCGCCTAAAGCAAGTATAAAAGCATTAATCTGTTTATCTTGGTTCTCCTTTATTGCGACATAGCCCGTACCGCCAACTGTTTCAACCCAATTAGTCGCATCGTTGCCACTAAATAGTTTTAGGTCGGGATTGTAAAGTAGGTTGGACGGGAACTCAATCTTCTTGTAGCTTACGAAGTTATTATACCCTTTCTTGTATATCTTTAGTTGGCTATTGTTTACGAATATCGCATCTGTTGGGATGTTTATATCTCCCGTATCTGTTCCATCGTTTAAATATCCAGTTGTAAGGCTGTATCTTGTCCAATAGCGTGTTGATTCGGTTTGTTGGTTAATTTGCACTATATTCCATTCACCATTAGCCATAAATATACGGCAACCCCAAGAAAGTAATATATCCCTCAAAACCCCTAAGCAATTAAACTTGTTTCTGCTTACTCCGCTTTCATCGGTTTCAACTTGCACAAAGTTATTGACCGCCATATATGCCTGATTCCAAGGCTCACTATTTGGGTTGTCGGTACGGTTGAACATCGTAGCCGAATAAATGCTTATACTGCTTTTAAGGTTCGGTTGTGTTGGATATTCTAGCGGTGTAAGACAATCGTAAAGTACTTGTAGTATCTGTAATCTATAATCGGTTATGGCTGTTGAATAGTCTATGTTCTGCAACATACCTAATCCGCAAATAGCATTGAATTGTAACTCTTTAAACCCCGTACTGAATAAGTATTGAACATTATCCGATAAAGCCCAACCTTGCCACTTTAAAACGCTATTAACGTACATTTTGACCCAATACTTACGGTCATCCATTGTAGTGAAATCGGGCATATTAGCAACATCATCTGTTACGTTAATGCCTATATTCAACTGACTTGCGTAGATAGGTTCAAACGGATCATCGGAAGATGGAATATATTGTAGTTGTATTGTTGTAGCATCGTAAGTAATAACGCTACCTACATAAGCATCTTCTAATAAGTCAATTACGATAGTGTCGTTTGATTGCGTTTCTTGCTGTATCTTATATTTAATACCGTATGCCATATATTAATTTCCTCGTCTAAGGTCTAAGTTTACCCCCGCACGTTGTAATGCCATAACAAGGTCTTGACCTCTTAATATTACTTGTGTTGAACCACCTTGCATTGAACTGCCTTGACTTTGCATCGCACCCATATTCATCATATTGCTAGTAAGGTTCTTAAACTGCTTAGGGTTTAATACTGCTTCTGTCCCATGTAACATAACGGGATAACCCGACTTAGGCCCTGAAGCTATACCGCCATCTGCGAAGCCCATAAGCCCTTTGAATATATCTAAGAATGAACCACCTCCACCAGCCGCACCCGCTACTGCACTTGTTCCACCACTTAACCCCGCAAGAATAGCCTTAAATATTAATGCTCTTGCTATCATAGCCGTAAGGTCAATGATTAGCTTCCTAAACACATTTCCCAACGCTTCACCAATATCTTGACCTTGCAACATTGCGTTACCAAGTGAAGTAAAAGCCGACATAGCAACGTTAGTCATAGCTGCAGCCGCTTCTTCATTCATTGTTGTTAGTCGTAATGCGTTGGCGTAGTCTAGTTGTACTTGTGTTGCAGCAATAACCGCTTGTGTTCTTGCTACCATCGCTTCGTTTCCACTCGCTTCTGGTGCTTGTACTTCTGCAGAACGAACACCACGAGTAGAAACATCCCTCATCCCTTGCTGTTGCAAGATACGAGCATATTGCAACTCTTTGATGTAGTTAGCAACCGCATCGGTAACGCTTACTACTTTAGTTTTCTGCGTGTCAAATGATAAGTTAAGACCGTTACTCGCTTGAATAAACGGCTGCATTGCATTGAATGAACCTTTAATCTTATTCTCTAACGCTGTGTATAATGGCAATAATTCGTCTAGCTGTTTTTGTGCTGCTCGTCCTTCGGCTTGTAACCCCTTGAATGGGTTTATTTTTCCCGCCGCCGTTGCGAACTTATCCCCCTCTAATACTTGCTGATTAGTAACGCTCTTAGCCGTTGCTACTTTACGTTCTGCAACCGCTATCTTTTCAGCGATGTCTAACTGCTCTTTAATTATTGGTATTAGTCTTTCCTCTGCTGCTTGTAGGGCAATCTTAGCCTTTAACGCTACTACGATTTGGTCGTAAGCAGTACCTAGCTTACCCGCTAAAATATCTTCTTGAGATAACCCACTAAGGTAAGCGGGATAGTCTTTTTGCAAGTCCTTAACCGCTTGAATACGTTGGTTAAGTGGAATATTAGCATTAGCCGCAACCGAAGCTAATTCTTTGAATGATATTATCTCTTTTGCTGCACTATTTTTAAACCCGTCTATACTTTTCTTTAGTTCTTCATTCGCTTTGCTTAGGCTGCTTGTACCCTTAAACAATGCCGCTATTTCATCGCCGAATGTTAGTAGTAAAGCACTACCCACCGACAATGCCAACCCCAACCCCGCTGGGCCAATCAATGAACCAGCTAACGATTTCAACGCACCGCCCGTACTTCCGCTTTCAGCCTTTAATCTTTGGAAACTTTCAAGTAATGGGTTAAGGTTATTCTGTATGCCTATAAACCCGAAAGGGGCATCTTGTGCAACCCTGCCTAAGTTAGTTAATGCGTTAGCTGCTTGGTTGCTGCCTTTGGTTACCTTATTGGATGCTGTATTAGAAAGCGCATCCATTTCGCCCTTTAACTTGCGAATTTCATCTTGTAGCTTAATAACACCTTGAACCTCTGTTGTCTTTCTAAGTTGCTTTTGTAGAACTAGCAACCTATCATCCATTAGCTTCAAATCGGCTAACGCCCTTTTCTGCTCAACTGTTATGTCAATCCGTAGGGTTTCCGTTGCCATTGTTGCTATATAATTTTATTGCTCTTAATACATCTTGTTCGCTTATCGGTTTGCCTCTGTCAACCTTTGGATCATTTGGTAGCGGTAATATCTGTTCGGGTTTCTTCTTAACCTTATCGCCCGTATTCATTACATAAACCATGTGCATTATTGCCCTTGTTCTATGCCACTCTTTCAACTCCCTTGCTTCATCTGCTTTGATATGGATAGTAAATTCTCTCCATGTCATCTGCCAAAAATCATTTATCGTTATTCCAATCTCAACCGCTTTGATAAGCAAGTCATCCCACGTTTCAGTTACGCCGCTTCGCTTTTTTTTTCTTCGGGCTGTTCGCTAATGTTTACCAGGTGCGAATCCGCTATCCATTGAAAGAACGCTTTAACTTGTCCGTTAGGGTTAACAATCCCGCCATCTTCATCTATCCATTCGCATACCTCAAACTCGGTAAACTTAACCGTTCCTTTGGTTGCCATTTCAGCCGCCGCTTGTAGTATAATAACCACATCTTCAAGCGCAATGTTGCCGTTACCAATCAAATCAAAGTATTGCCCTATGGTAATGCCTTTAATCTCACAAAATCTTTTCATAGACCAAGTACCCCATTTAAGGGGTACGGTCTTATCTTTCAGCTTAAATTCAAACATTAGTATGTTATTGTCTGTGTAAATGGAGGTGCAGCGCATTTGAATGTAACAGTAAATGTTACTAATTCATCATCGGGTGCAGACAGTTCAAGGTTAGTGATAAATGCAGTACCCGTATAAACAGCTTCGCCGCTTGTAGGGGTTGCTTTACCGAACTTAATACCAACGATAGTACGGTTTACTAAAGCTGTGTACAATTCAGGAAACCCTTTGCTTGTAGGGCTTCCAGTATCGGGGTCAACTAAGAACCCTTCGCCGTCTATGGAAGCATCAAACTTAACCCCTGGAACGAACTCATTACCGCATTTAGCAGAACCATCCAATTCAGTAACGCTGTTGGTAATGGTATTACTCGTTAAACATACAACAGTTGTGTATGATGTACCACCCGCAAGGTCAATGGCAATTAGAATATCCCTACCGTTTACTTTTGACATAATTTAAAGATTTGTACAAAGTTAAGCAATTTGAGTAACTACATTTCGGAAGCGAATGAGTGTACGAAACACATTATCCGCATCGTTTAAACCGCTTAGGTTGTTTATACTTTGTACGCTAGTGGTAACGACTTGGAATGAACTTGTAGGAACTAAATTTGCGTTACTGTTAATTATATCTAAGATTTGATCCGCTGCTTCTTCTGTGTCCTTAAACCCATAACCGTAACCCTTTAAGACTATATCAATCAGCACAAAACATTCGCTTGTAAAGCTGCATTTTGCGTTTAGTTGGCTGCTTGTTCGTTCGCCTATCATAATGTATGATGAATCTGCGTTAGGGGCTGCCATACCATCGTAAACGGGCAATACTGTACCGTTAATGGTTATCTGTCCATTAAGGGCTGTATAATAAGCGGGAATGAGATATTTAAAAGGGTTCTTCATTGTACAAAGGTACTAAATATAGTAAGTATTGCCGTAGGCTGGACCACTCCCGAAAATCCCGCAAAAACAAAAGGAAATGGGTTAAGTCCTATAACCGACTTTTATGTTAAATACCGCACAAACACGTTAAAGAAAAAAGGCTAGGCTGCTTATTTATTTATTAAATTAGTAAAAACATTTTATGTCAAAAAAATTAGGTGAAACATACAAAGAAGGATTAGACGAGTTGAAAAGACAGCACGATTTAAAGTTGCAATCTCAACAAGCTGTTATTGATTTAGCTAACAAAAAGCAATCTTGGGGTCAAAGAAACCCTTTACTTGCAAATATTATTTCTGCAATAGTGGGCGGAATAATAATGTATATAATAGAACGCCTTCTATAAGTCCAAGTATAATTGCAATATTTAAAATATACCTACTTTGTGGAGTGCTAGGCTCTTCTTTTTTCTTTAACGTGTCTGCCATCTGATGCGCTTTTATATGATAAATCAATTTATAAAACCGCATCCACAAACCAAATGTAAGTAACATAATATTGAGTTATAGTAATTACCCATACCCCTTTAGGTCGTTTTTGCGGGAGGCAGCCGATTTATTCCTAAGCCTTGCGGTATAAGTGTTAAACCACCCGTTCCAAACTCTTGGTAAGGCGCATATTCGCTACCCGCACCCGTTGAAACTATTTCGTAATCTAGTGGCGCAATCCTAGTAAACTTTAGGGATGAACGCAATGTTCCAAAGTCTACGGGTGCTAATGCTTTCTGTTGTGCGTTTATCTCCGCTACACTTGCAGCCATTTGCGCATCAATACCTTTAGTTAAAGCACTTTCTTTGTCCTTTATAGCCTTTTGTAGCCCCTTTAATCCTGAAAGTGATAAACTTATCATAACGCATCACTATAAGCCGTTATTTGCCAATATTCGTATCGTTGGTCTATATCGTGTACGCTGTGAATCAAATATGTTTTACCATTGAATACAATACGCCAATCTTGTGCTAGGGGTATTTCTTGTACACGAATAATGAATTGAATCGGTTGACTAAACTTAACAGCCGCTTGTTCTAATTCTCTGCTTCCTCTATTAGGGTTCGCCTGACACCATACGGTATAATCATTACCCCACGAAGTAGTGCGTCCACCCCTACCATCGCTTGTATACGTTGGCTGTTGTAGCGTTAAGCGGTCTTTTAAGTTACCCGCTACTATGTAGTTTTGTCTATGGTACTTTATCATCTCTTCCATTTTTGTGCGATGGCAATCACGCCCGGAGCGTAAGCATCCGATGGTTGGTCTCCGCGGTTGGACCACCAAAAACATACTTGCATCATTATCGCTATCTGTAATTCTTCAGGACACTCCCCATCCGCATAACCCGCTGTATAGGTCGCTTTGGTGTATATTACGGGTTGGGGAATGTACAAGAAGTCTAAACCTCTTGTGGTAATCTCTTGCGTAACGCCTTCGGTATCTACAAAGGTCGGTGTACCTGTTACTGGACCAAACGGTAATTCCATATTACCTTGTGGGTTGGTAAGTATGGCAACGATATTGCGTGGGATAAGTGAAAGCCCCGTATATTGTTCAATCTTGGTACGTGCTGCTCGTATCCACAACGCAAATAAGGTATCTTGGTCTGCAGATGTATTTTCAGCCCTACAATAGGCCTTAGCTTGTGCAACGGTAACTGGGCCGTTTATATAGCCTACTTCGGTGTTGGTATAATCTAGTACAATGTTGTATGCCATTATTTATGTTTATGCTTATCTACAAATTTCTTTATCCATTGTGCGAACCGTTCCAACTTTGTAGGGTCGGAAAGTTCCTTTGCTCGTTTCCTTGCTGCATCACTTGCGGCTGTATATTCTTTCTTACCTTGTAATTTTTCAATCTCCATTATCCACGATTCTATGTCGTTACGTTGTACAAAGATACCACTTTCATTAAGGTTCTCTTTTAACCCAAATGTAGGGGCTGCAATGACTGGAATACCGCTGCACATTGCTTCGGTTGCAACCATGCCCCAACTCTCATAATCGGATGGCATTAATAGTATTTTAGTTAGCTTGTACACCTCTCTTATATCCGTTGTATTCTCCATTACCGTTACATTCGGCAAAGCCCCTAAGCCGTATTTAACAGCGTAATTATCCATGTTTATTACTGGCTGCGTATCATCGGTGCTAATGTACTGCGTACCGTAAGAACCTAGAACCTGCAGGAACTTTTGGTTAGGCATCCGCTTGGCTATCTCGTGGAATATCTTACCGCCTTTGTTTTCGTTGCAGTTTATTAGGGTAATGTATTCCCCCGTTGATCCGTTGTAGTAATCGTAATCAATCGGTGGTGTAAGTACAAAACCATCATTTTGCCATTGTTTCATGTCTTTGGCTGCTTCGCTGTTATACACTACGCCAATGTTGGGATTCTCTTGTACCGTTGGGTAAGCAAATGTGTTGTGCATTATCCAAATTAACGGCTTATTGCCTCGTAATATTAACGCTTCCTTAACTACATCAAGTTGACAGATAACTAATTCGGCTGTCCTTAGTAGACTACTGCATCTTGGGATAACTTTAACGCCATCAAATTCGTATTCTGTTGCTACATTCTTGCAAACTACAATACATTCATGCTCACTCTGTAAATAGGTTACAATCGTATGCAGCATTGCCGTATCGCCTTTATTATGTGTCGGCTTGTAGTGGGGGCAGTAGAATACTATTTGCATGGGTTGTATTGCAGTTCTTCTCTATAAACAGAAAAATACCAGTTTTGAAAATCATGAACATATTTTATAAAAGACCTACCTACAATATTGTACCCTTTGTAAAATATATATTCCCCTTCTTTATGTAAAATGTATCTATGGGTTTTCCCACCTAAGTTTTGCGTTTGCCAAAAATCATACTGAATAAGTCCATCAATATTAGTTTGTCTACCGCTTGTAAAACCGAATTGTTGTAGCATTTCTGGTTTTAACGGTATGGGCTCAAGTGCCTCAATAACATTACCAAAATTACCTTGCTTTAGTTTGCCATAAACAAGAAAAACAACTCCATCTTTTTTTATTGTTTCTACTTGCCCGTAATTACCAAAGTAATCTACCCAACTCCCGATTCGTAATTCATTTGGCTGTATCATATTTTTATGTTTTACGCAAAGTAATAACTTTATTCCATATAAACAACATTACGCCGCAGACTGTATAAATTCTTCAAATGTCATTACCTTAAAGTCTTTCCATAGGTAGTAAAACGCTATGCCGCCAAACTCTTTATCGGGCTTACCATAACCATGATATGGGGAAAGTTTAGCATCTTCTTTAGCGTAAGGCTTTATCTTAAATCTGTCTAAGTCTAATACTAAGAACTTATACTTTAATGCTAATTGGTTAATGTAGTACTCCCCGTACTTTAATGAATCTTGAACTGCTTTCATGTTTATATGTTTTGACTGCAATATAACAAAAACCCCTCAACCTACAAGGTCAAGGGGAAAACAAAAAAACATGATTGCTATGAGAGATTCAAAGATACTACTTTTAACTCAAAGCCTCAACTATTACCGATAATTCCGTTACTGTTATGTTAGTAGCAGTTGTTGAGTTCTCTACAAATATTTCAATATAATCATTGGTTACCAATTGCAATATCGCCTGAATCTTACCACCCTCTGCTCTACCACTACCGCCCGTTGTAATATAAACCTCTGATTCAGTTAGTATAGCTCCATTCTTGGCAATATAAAGCCCTATTTGGTTGTTATTGCCCGATGTGCAACTAAGTACCGCCGAAACGCTAAATGCTCTTGTTATTGCCCCCGTATAGGTAGCACGATTATTGGTGTTGGTAAACTTCTGTGTTACTGATTGACTTGTAGTCGTTCCCGCTACTTTATAAGCAACCCCTGAACTTGCTACCGTTGTAGCGGTTGCGTTGTTGTTCATTGTATAGTAGGCTATTTCAGCACTATTGTTTATACCCCTATTGTTGCTGAACAACGCTTTGTTATCGGTATAAGCTACCCCCGTTGTATAAGTACCGCCACCGCTAAAGTTTACTGTATCTAGGATATACCCCTCAACGGGTATGGTTGCAGATGAACTAACATTAATACCCGTTTCACCACTAAGTATCACAAACGCAGAATAGATTATCCTAAACCGTCTTGTTATGGTTGCAGTTGATGGAATGATTATACTTGTTCCCCCCGCTTTACAATCAAATATTGTTTGAGCAAATCCAATCGTGCCTACTGAACCATCAAAGGTTAACCCTTGTGTATTCAAGAAACCACAATCCGATGCAATAAAGTTGGTATAATTAGCAATCGTTCCAACGGTGTTTGAATCAATCACATTAACCCCAAACCAATCCAACGCTTGGTTAGCGTTTCCGTTTGCGTTAAGGTTAAATACTATATCCGCTTCAAATGCTATTGAGCGAATGGGTAAAGACCATGCAGAAGTTATTAAAGCCGTTCCCGTTAACCCCGTAGATTTGATACGGCAATTTTCGGATGAACCACCTAAAATAGTTGTGTTTTGACCGCAAACTAATCTACTACCTAATAAGTCTATTGTAGTTGTAAAAAAGTAAGTTGTATTATCTTCTAAGGTAATTACACCGCTAACTGACTGTGGCAACTTTGCCGTACTGTCAACTATTACATAGTCAACAACCCTTGTTAATTGACTGCCAATAGCCGCCCAATCGCTAAATAGTTGTTGTACACTCATTGTTTAACCCAATTAGAGATTGATGTAATTCTGCCGTCTGTATAACCGTATGTTTGGCGGTAATTTGATCCGCTTTGTGTTACTTGAATATAGTTTAACGTTCCATCTACATTATATGCAAATGTTTGAGCTAAGTCATCCACTTGTAATAATACACCGTCACTTGCTATACTTGAATCGTTAGCCGCTACTGGTAACGGCCTTTCGGCTGATATTTCATTTAAACCTAAGCCCATAATTGTAATTTCTACAAAGGTACGAAAACAAAACAGCCCCATATTTCTATGAGGCCGCCTAAACTAATGGGATAGTATTAGATATTAACCACTATGAGAACAACTGTCAATAAGAAAAATACTAAGGCTACAATTTCAATGGGTTGTGTTTGAGTTTTCATGATGTTTTGTTTTGTTATGTAAATATACATAGTTTAATTCCAAACCACCAAATTAAATTTTCCTTAAAAACAAAACAGCCCCCAATTAAGGAGGCTGTCGTTATCATTCAAACTAAATACTATAAAGTACCTAAAGAAGCTGATGCAGCTAACATTAAGTTTATTTCAGTTTGGCACTCAATACGTGCAGTAACTTGGTTCTTCTCAAAGTTAGTACCGTTCTCGTAGCTTAACTCAATCGCCAAGCCTTTAACTTGTACACGCTCAATGAAGTCGTTATCAATTAACAACGCTTGACCGCTTGTAGCCCAAGAAGCAGCAACTACTGGAACACCCATGATAGTGATGCCTTGACCTGGTAACTGTACCAATCCCGCACCCGCATAGTATCCGTTGGTGTAAGTAGACTTAACCAAGCTACCCATATCAGCGTGAGAAACGATGATAGAAGATACGCCGTAGTTAAGGTCTTGTTGTGCAGTAATGAAGTCAATCAACTTCTTAACCTTGTCTGTTTCAGCAGAAGTATCAGCAGTTGCAGCACTAGTTACAGTTGCATAGAACAAAGCGTTCTCTTTCTTGTAGTAGTCACGCATTAACATTCTTGGTAAAGTACCTTGTAACCAAGGCAATGATGTTGCCATTTGCTTGGTAAAGTTTACAAAACCAGCGATGTATTGTTGAACTACTTTAGTTTCGCTTAATGCGTAAGTATTCTCACCTTTGGTTGAACCTTCAGACTGAACAGCGATATTGTTACCAGTTGCAGTTTCCTTGTAGAAAACATACAAACCAGTTTCGGTGTTCAAGGTAGGAACTAAATCTCTAAAGTTCACTTTCTGTGAAGGTAAGATAGCTTGACGAGGGCCGTAAGAAGCTACTGGATCACCAGAAAGGTTGTTAGTTAATCCCATTGCTTTTGCTTCGTCAGCACCGAAAATGCGCTTCACTTCAGGTAGTTCAAAACGGATAGACTTCTTAGAACGTAGTTCTTTTACTAACTCACCGTCAACACCTTCAGCACCAAACTTGTATTGGCTAAGTATGTCGTTGATTCCTTCGTTTAAAGACTTTTCTTGAGCAGCAACATTAGGCTTACCCTTAGTTACGAACTCGTCGTATTGTGCTTGTAACGCTTGTTTAGCTTCTGCTATTTCAGTTGCAGAACCTTGTTTAATCGTTTCGCTCAATTCAGCCATTTTAGCTTCCATTGCAGCGGTGGTTTCTTTACTCTTGGCTTCTGCTTTGTTAATCACATCAGCCACAATTGAAGTAAGGTTTTTAACCTCTACTTGTAATTCGTTATTTTCCATTTTCTAGGATTTTTTTGATTGTTAGGGTTGCTTGTTTGATTGCATTTACATCTGCACTTCTATCAACTATTAGCGGGTCAGGTGTCTTAACAACGGGCTGTGTGCTTATTGCCAATATTTGCGCTTGTATTTGCTTTATCTCAATCTCCATAAGGGAGAAAGTTTCGTCTGTAAATAACCCATTCTTAAACGCTGCTTGTAATTTCTCCAAACGTTTAACAAGTGTTTCAGGGTCGTTTTTGTGTTCGGATTTCATGCCTAGTGTTGGCGTTTCAGGGTTAGCACCCCAAAGAACCGCCGAACCTTCGTACAACATAACTTCGGTAATGGTACGAACACCGCTTTTATCATCCATTGTAGAATTGATAGTTCTAAAGCCTACTGAATGTTCGTTTATCACACCCTCATTGTATAGCTTTATTACATCCTCTCCAATTTCAGTATCAACTATCTTAGTAACAGCTACCAACATATCACCCTCAACATACAGTTCACTAGGTTTACCTAATGCGCTTTTAATGCTTGGGTTGTGGTCAACTAAAGACCATATTTGATTCTTACCGCTTGGGCCACGCTGCGAAATAGTTCTATTGAAACACCCCGCCGCCATTATATCCATATCCAAATCAATATTGCCCATTCTTGACCAAACGGCCTTAACAGTACGTTTTTCGGTGTCTACATCTAGTACCGAATCCATTACTGTATCAATTGATTTATAGTTAATCATACAGTACAAAATTAATCATTTAAAAATTGTCGTTTTCAATGCTGCTTATTAGTTCGCTTATGAGCATATTGCTAATACTGAACGATGCAGCTAACGTGGCTATTCGTAAGAATTGATTACCCGCTTGTGGTGCAACCCTTGACATTGGTATTGGTTGCCCTAATGCATCCCGCAAGGGAACAAATGCAACGGTGCAACGGCAATTGCAAACGTTACCCGCCGAAGCGGTTGGGTCACCAGGGTATTGCATTAAATCAATCGTTTTGGTAGATGGAACTACAAACCCTTCATTATATCCAACCTCACGCCCGTTCATGTGTAAATGGTCGTATTGATCACGTGGTATGCGGCGGGTTCTGTTATCGTTTGCGCTAATCCATTTCTTATTAACGGCTATATCTAATTCTGCCGCCGAAAGCATTGCACCCGCATTAGCCGCTTTCATTGTTTCGGTTCGTACAATCAATTCAGCCCTTGCTCTTGTTATATCTGTTTTCTTTAGTGCTTGAACGGTTTTCTTTATCCCCCACCCCTCGGCGTTGGCTTGTTCTAATACTTGCGCTATCTGTTTCTTTGTGGTGTTGGTTATCGGTGTAACGGCTTGACTAAGCAAGTTCTGTCTGTAATACTCATTAACCATCCATTGTAACTTCTCCGTTGGGCTATCAAACCCCTTGCGAAGTGAACGGCGTATTTGTTGACGAACATAAACAGCGTTTTGTACCCCCGCATCTTCGTATATCTTGCGAAGCGCTTTGATTAACGGTAGCTTAGGCAAATCTGTTACCGTTATGCCGTTGGCATAATTATCGGCGAAGTAGTTTATTTGGTCACGAATGGCACGATAAACCGCCTCACGATACTTATCTTGTACGGAAGTAATTAGTTTAAGAAATCGCTTCTGTTGGTTGGTCATAGTCATTCAGTCCGTTAGGAATGTTAATCGGTGCGGGTGTAATTACTTCGTCTAAGGTTGTTGAACCACTACCGATAATGATAGAGTCTAATTGCTCGGTACTATACCCTTCGGTTGATTCGCCTAATATCTCTAACTTTCTGCCCGTCTTAATTGGTGCATCTTTCAGCCAACGTACTTGTTTCTCTTTGTCCTCTTGGAGTTCACCGTAAACACTAATATCAAAATCAACAACTGTTTTAGTACCTCCCCAATCTTTCATTAATTTGCGGTTAATTTGATCCCGCAAATCTGCCAACAATGGAATAGCGCAACGGCTTGTTAGTGCTTTTTCAGCTTCAGGCATACCGTTGTATGTCATGCCGCCTTTTACGCCTAATAATGCAGACGGAACACCGTAAGCATTACATAATGCTTGAATATCATAACTTTCTGCATTAAGTAAATCTAATTCAACTGGGGTTAATCCTAATGGAACATAACCCATTTTATAGGCTGTTGTTTCAACTTGGTTTACATTTGTTGAACCCTGATTCCTTGCTAATGTTTTCTTAATATCAATAACTTCTTGAAATGATAGGTTAGGGTCAAACTTTTCATCATCCATAAACAATAATCCTTTAGGCCCTCCGTTTTGGTAGTTACTTACCGCCGCTTGTTTGCCCTCATTTGACCTTGTTAATACTTTTGCGGCTGCTTTAAGTGGAGAAAACCCGTATAATTGGCTGCCCACTATATCCCATTTAGGGTTCGTGTACTTATCATGCAAAACTTCTTCAAATGTAAAATTCTTTACATACTGCATCAATAATTGATAGGCAACGGGAATATTTGGGAACTGCTTGTCATCCATCACGATAGACATATATTGAGCGGGTAAATTCCATAATTCCAACGGTATATTTTTGTTTATCCCCGCTGTAATCTGTTTGCCGTACAAATAACCGTTGCCCGTTGCTAACTTAAATACACAATGCCCATCTATTATATCTTTCCATGAATCAATAGGGTTAGGGTATTTAAGTAATTCAGTTATTCTGCCGCTTACTTTAACAAGTTCTAACGCTTTAGTTCTAATATCTAAAATTTCCCTTTGCGTAAACATAGCGTCTTTTTGGCTTGTAATGGCTATGTAACGCTTGTACTGTTCTTCGTCTTTGACCTTATATTCTGCCCAAGGCGCGGCCTTTGCTTTATCCGTAATCATTCGGATAATTGAATAAACTATATCGTTAGCACAATAACCTGAATCTATTTGCTCTTTTGCACTGCTTCCTTGCCATGTAATTAGTCCGCTATTTATTTCTTGCAGCTTTGGTAGTTGTTGAACCGATACAACTCTTGATTGCGGCGTTGCTGTATTGGTTGGTAAAGGAACTTTCTCAATTCGCTTTATGTCAAGTCCGAATAACTTCATTATGGGGAAATTTAAGACAAAGTTAAGCAATTATATTAGCCCGCTAAGGTAGCTTTGATCGTGGCGGTCTGTTTTAAAGTCAGGTCTATTGCTTCCATTTGTTGAATGGTGGAAACTATTATTTCGGCTTCCTTCAATCCATTGCCTTACGATTGTTTCTGTTATCGGGTTGCTGAAATCAAACATAATGCAACACGCCATTATCTGCTTTGCTTCCATATCTTGCAATCCCGTCTTTTGTACGGCGTAATCGCTTATCCAATGTTTAAGCGGGTGTCCTTCGTTATCCCACGCTAATATCCCACGTTGGTTACATTTCTCCCATAGTGGTTCGGGGTTCTTCATTATCCGCATAGTACTATCGCACCACAATACACGCTGGTAACCTTTCTCAAACGCTTCCCAAACGGCGTAAGGCTTGAACTGGTAGGGCATATCCTTGTGCTGCCATGCAACGCCGAACTCTTTAGTTTCTGGCCATCCTTTAGTTATCTTAACTCCTAAGTATTCATCTACATACCCATCCACGCTGCGGATAAGATAATCACCGTACCAATTACGGCCGTTGTTCGTGTTAAGGGAACTACGGATAAGGTTTAGTTGTGCAGCATTATAATTTTCACGCCCTTGAGAGGCTACGGATACTAATACTTCTTTCATCGTGCCATTATTACGTTTTCCATACATTCGTATATCTTCTTATTTAACCCCGCTTTACCGCAATAGTCTATTATTGCGTTGCGTACATCCCTTACACTGTTATGCTCAATACATACCATTTGCGTGTGCTTCAGGTCTATCTGCCTTAACACATCCAAATCCAACCCCTCACAATCAATGGTAATGAAATCGTAAGTGTCTATAATTTCAGCGTATGTTACTGCTTTAACTTTAATCTTCTTAAATTCTGTTGTTGCAGCCCATTTAGGTAACTCGCTTACTACGGCTGTAGATAGTAGCGAAGTATCTCCCTTGCCTAAGTGGCTCTCCATATCGTAGAACTCAATGCGGCCTTTCTCATTAGCTATTGCTACGTTCAAGCATTCAACCAAATCATTATCCTTGTACAAGCTGTTTAGCTTCTTGAACGCTGTCGGTGATGGCTCAACCAATAAACCAGACCAATCCTTGTATTCAATCAATGCTCTTGAATTGGATAGTGTTTGCCCATCATTTGCACCAATATCCAACAAATGACCTGGCGCATGGTTAGCGAAGTAGTTTAGGATGTAATCTTGTTCTAAATTCTGCGAATATTTGGTCATGCTTTAACAGTTTGGTATAGGTAGAAGTATAAAGGCTTGTTAATATGCACCTCGGTTGTAAGTAACTTACGTTTATGTATCTCCGTTGCCCATGCGTAATCCTCTCCCATTGTTACGTTAGGGAATGGCACTTGTAATGCTATGCTTCTTTTAATCGGTGTTATATGGTTAGGGTATCGTAAGTAAACCTCATTACCATTCTCCCATACGGCTGTATATGGGTAATTAATGGATAGCCTAAACTCTTTGCGGTTTGATCCGTCTGTTTCCATCCACCCCCTGAAAGTAATACAATCGGGCTTTGACTTAGCGGCGTTAAGTATATCGGGAATATAGGTATCTGCTACCATATCGTCATCGTCTAAGAACACGATATATTCACCTTGCGCTTGTTTCATTAGGTCATTGCGTTTCCTTCCCGTTGTTACCCTACCATCATCGGAGTAGGTAAGTATTTCAACCTCATTTGTCCGTTGTGGTGCAAGTGATGCTAGTAACCGTTTTAGCAGTCCTGACCGTTTAGGCATTGTAGGAATTAATATACTTAGGATAATCATGCGTTACGAATATACAGAACTCAACGGAAATCCCAAACTTTTTCTTTTCCTAAAGGTTCTTTCATCCTGACGGTAGTAATTCTGTGTCTTAATCAACTGCGCATCTGGTTTCTCTCCAGTCCAAGCGGGGTGTTCGTGTTCAAATATATGTTGGTTTAAATACTTATAACAACCTAATTGCTTTGCCACATCCATTGCCTCATTGTCCGACCATAAACTAGCGTAATCAGGATGGTAGATATAACCGAACCGTTTGTAGTAATCAATACCCATAATTGACATAGTAGCCAATCTTTCATTTACATACCCATCGGGCAAATGAAGAAACGTGTCGTTACCGCAATGCTCGGCAATAACCTTATCAAACCCTTTAACTGTGAATACTTGATCATCGCTAAGATTAACCAATATATCCCATCCGCTTTGCGGTACATCCCGATTGATAGCATCTATCTTGTTCTTGCTCGTACCAACGTGGATACTTACACGCTTATCCCATTGCATTTGCTTGAACTCATCGCTGTTGAGTGTAGCTGCATCAT